GTCCGGATAGCTTAGTTTTGTGACCCTCTCCGTGATCTGCGTGGAGAACTCCGGCAGCGGCACCCGGCACATTTTGCCGATGGTAAAGCTGTCCAGCGGCTCGCCGGTGGCATCTGCCAGCTCCAGCCCGCTGATTGTCACCGTCACAACCGGCTCACAGTGCCTGTCCAGGCGTTCCTGGGCCCAGGCCTGCAGCTTTGCTTTTGTGTCCTGACTGGCGTCCGTCTCCGTATGACTCACGGTGCCGTAAAGGTTCTCGTTTTTGCTCAGGTAGTCGCCGTCAATGTGGATATTGTTCTTCCCGATCGGATAGATCCGGGTGTACATCCGGCTCCGGTCAATCGTCTTCTTCAGCGTCCGGATGTTCCGGTCTGTCCGCATCTCGCTGCAGACCGTACTGCTCAGCTGCCGGATATACAGTTTAAAAGGGTAGACGCTGAAATCATATTCCCATATGCAGTTTTCAAGAGATCCGCTGACAGTCTCCAGGGCGCTGAACAGGTCGTCCCCGTTAAAGCTGTAAGGGTTTGAAACGCTGTACTCAATCCCGCCCAGTGTCCAGTTGCTCTGCCTGTCGAGGATGTATTCGACAGCCTCTTCAGCTGTCGGGTTCGCGCTGCTGCCGCTGATGTCGCTGCTCTTGACCTCGCCAAACATCAACTGGTCCCGCAGCGTGTTGATCGCGTGCTCCAAGGTGACCGTGCGCGTGTTCCTGTCATACTGCGTGTCAATGGTCTTCACGCGCCACACAACGCCCGCCGCCGGGCCGTGTTCGTCCTGGACCCAGTCGTCCACGCTCAGCACAGGCGCCGCGTCGCTCAGCGTCAGGGTTGCCGTGCTGCCGCGCTCGCTCATCTGCAGGGCCAGCCGCTCCGGACTAAACCGTTCCGCCGCCGTCAGGCTGTGTCCGTCCAGCAGGATCATCATAAGTATCTTTCCCTCCAGATTAGTGTCATGGTGCAGGCGCCTGTCGCCTCATACGCGCAAATCGTATTCCCCGGGGCTGTCATGAAATCATTGGCGGAGGTCGCGTCCCGTTTCGCCATCGCATCCCGGTACGCGTCGTTCGTGTCCAGGATCCGGATCCGGACAAGCCCGTCATCCGTGTGGTCGATTGTAAGGACTTCGTCATCCGCCAGGCCGAGATTGCTGAAGGACATCGTGTTATCCCCGACAGAAATCGACACCGTGTCCACCGTGCTGCCGCTGGTGTTCTCCAGCGTCACGTCCGCCTGGGTTTTCGCGCTGCCGCCGATCAGGACAATCTCCGTGCCGGAGCTGCCGCCCTCATCGATCACTTCGCTGCCGGGTGTGACCTGTTCCCAGTAGGGAACGCCATACGCCCGGAATGTGATCGTAAATTCCTTGGTATAATCCCAAAGGCTGCCCTCTCCGGGCGCCTGGGCAAGAATCACCCGCAGCTGGCGGTCAGGCTTGTAATTCACGGTCAGAAGCCCGCCGCCGGCTGCCCACGCGTTAACCTTTTCCAGCACCTCCGCCCGGTTCTGCAGGCCGGAAGCGCTGTGCCCGCGCTCCAGGATCCGGAACTTGACCACCATGTCCAGCGTGCTCCGGCGCCTGCTGGTAATCCTCTGGCCGTATCCGCTCGCCGCGTCCACGGCGGTAATACTTTCCTTTCCGTCTCCGGGTTCCACACTGCTGATCACGATCCGGCTGTCCACCTGGTCCAGCTGTGCCCCGTTCAGCGCAACCCGCCGTTTCAGCTGCATCGTCTCACCTCGTTTTTCATGCTACGCCTACGCCTCTGGCGATCGCCTGGCTGACCGCCGGCGCTACCAGATACCCGACTGTTTCGCCGTCCATCACGACTTTCACGTTGGCCATGCCCTTCGCGATATCGTTCGGGAGTCCGGCAAGCAGATTCTTTGTGTCTTTGTTGTCCTCCGGCGTGCTGTTTTTTGTCCACCATTCAGAATTGAAGACGCTCCCGCTAAGGTCGTCCAGCACGTCCGGCTCCTGCATCATGGTAACCAGTTCGTCCCACAGTGCGTGGATCAGGTTCTCGGCGTTTGTCTGATATCTCCGGTCGCCCTTGTTAACAATATTGTAGAGGTCAAGCAGATCCTCCGGTGTGTGCCCCGTTCTCTCAAGCAGCTGATTGATAACCGCCGCCTCCGGGTGCATCCCGGCGAGCTCTTCAGGCGTCGCGCCTGCCTGCATCTTTTTGTAATACAGGCCGTACGAATCCATAAGACGCCGGATCACGGCAAACGGGTCATCCGCGCCGGCGGTTGCGCTGCGATCAGCGCCGAGCAGTTTTCCGACGGCAAGCTCCGCCGCGCTGGTCGTTTCGCTCCGCTGGTGGTGTTCCACCTGCTCAGATGCCTCGCTGAGTTCTCCGTATGTCTTGTCAGACCAATGTGTCTCTGCTTCCTCGATCCCGTTCAGTTCCCGGATCACGCCGGCGAGCCCGATTTCCTCATAAAAACCTTCAGCGTCCCCGTCCATCAGCGCCCTGGCTGCCGGCACGTGGTCGTACAGATAATAGGATCCGAGGACAGCCATGCCGCCGGCATTCCCTGCGGTTGGCCCGGTTTCTGCAGCTTTCAGTTTAATAAGTTCCCACAACGTCAGGGCCGGGCCGATTTCATATTCATTCGGGTTCAGACGAATCCCGTCGCTGTTCGGGCCGACACTTTCAGTAGGATTGGTGAGCGGGGTTTCTCCTTCCAGGTTAATGGTCGGATTGTTCAGATTGACGTTGCTGTCTGTAATGAGATTATTCCCGCCATTCAGATTTCCGTTGCTTCCTCCGCTGGGGGTCATGATCGGGAAAGATGTCCCGCCGCCGCCCCCGCTGTTGGTGCTTGGGATCGGCGTGCCGGAATTGCTGTTCCCTGTAGGTGTCCCCGTTCCGGTTCCGTTCCCGCCGATCATCGTGCCCACGTGCATGGTCGTCACGTGCTCGGTGGTCGTGCTTCCGGTGGTCACGCTCTGGGTCGTGACGTTCTGCGTGGTAATACTCTGGACCCCGGTCCCTGTGCCGGTGCCGGTTCCTGTCCCGGTTCCCGTGCCGGTACCGCCTCCGCCGTCCAGCGTGGGGATCTTCCGGTTGCTGAAAATGTTTGTGAAGTAGCCGGACAGGCTCTTCATCTGGCTGATAAACTTCAGCGCTTTGCTGGTGGCCCACAGGGCAAACAGTCCTTCGACAACCTTCGTGGCCGTGTCCAGGTTTTTCTCATCGCCCAGCCATTCCAGCACGCTGCCGGCAGCGCTCAGGATGTTTCCGAGCAGTTTAACGTATCCGTTCTCGCTGCCCTGCAGGCTCTTCCCGGCTTCATCCAGCGCTTTTCCGGCGGCCTCGATCGCTTCTCCGATCTTTTCAAAAGCTTCGACAATGTTCTCCTTGAAGTCGCCAATCGCCTTGTCCCGCTCTTCCTGGGTGTCCGCGTCCATAAACGCGATCAGCGCGTCCAGCGCCCCCTGGAAGTTGCTTGTCACGTCCAGCGCAAGCTTGCCGAAGATCTTGGAGGCAACGCTTTCCTTAAATGCGTTCCACTTCTCCTGCAGCAGGGCCACCTGGTAATTCAGGTCCGCCATCGTCTGCAGGTCCTCTTCGTCGATACCGACCCCGCCGTTCTCAGTGTCAAACGTGGCCAGGCTCTGCAGAATCTGGTCCCAGTCGCTCAGGATCCCGTCGATCTCCTGCACCTTCTTCGAGCCGAAGATCTCGCTCATGGCCTCGTCCCAGGTACCGTTGGCGACCATTTCGTCCTTTGCGTCATACATCTGCTGAAAAACAGCCTGGACATACGCGAGGTCGTCTGTGTAGTTCTCAGCGCTGACGCCGAACCATTCAGTCACCTTGTCGGATTTCCCGCCGTACTTCAGCCGGGAGATCAGCCCGGTGATCTGGCTGATGTCTCCGCCGACGGTCTTCATGGCCCGGTCCCATTTCTGGACATCCGTCACGGAAGACCCCAGGAAAGAGGACAGATCAAAATAGGTATCCGCTTTCGCGGCGATCTCCATCAGTTCGCCCCAGACGGAGCTGATCGCGTTGTGGATCGTGCTGACAACACCGCCGAAGATACCTTCGATCTTCGTAGCCATGCCGTCCGCCGCGTCCGCGATCTTTCCGAAACTGAGTGCCAGTGCGGCGTTTTCCACCGCCGCGTTTTTCGCGCCCGTCTCGATGCTCTTGAAACTGTTCCCGGTCGCCTCGACCTGGTTCCGCATGTTCGCCAGGGTGGCCCGGGCGTCATTCAGCTGCCTCTCATACTTGGCAATCGCGTCCGCGTTGTCTCCGTACTTCTCCCGCACTTCCTCCAGTGCGTCACGGTAAGCCCGGACAACCTTTTCCTGCTCGGCAATCTGCTTCTGAAGGTTCTTGACCTTCACCTGGTTTTTCTGTTGCGCGGTGGCATTCGCGCCAAGCTCGGCGGTCTCCGCCTTCAGTTCGCTCCGCAGGACGCCCAGGTTCCTCCGCGCGTTTTTCAGCGCGGCAGAATATTCCTTCTCGCCCTCCAGGACGATCCTCTGTTTGATATCGCCAGCCAATCCTGTCACCTCACAGCCCGGTTTTTTTCTTGGCAACCTTCCCGCCGTTCACGCGGATGTCGTAATCCGCGCGTATTTTGTACATGTCCATAATCCAGCCCGGGGTCAGCCCCCGGGCGTCTTTGATCGTGATCCCGGCGATCAGCGCGTACCCGAAATATTCCCGGGCCCGCGTTTCCCGCCGGTTTACACGTTTTTTTCGATCTCTTCGAGGTATTCGTCGTGGACCTGGTCGTCGGCTTCGTTGCCGCCGGTGGTCTCGCTCTTCATACCTTCCTCAATGGCAGCGTGGACAGCCGCCGTCAGTTTCCCGACCGGCTCGTGCCGCACTTCGTCCCCGGTCACATTTGCCGTCAGCCCCGCGTAATCCCGGGCGCTGTTCGCCAGGATCCGGAAGATAGTGCTCATGGCCTTTGTCAGGCTCTTTCCTTCTGCGCCGCGGAGGCTCTCATACATCTGCTTCACGCCGCCGAACTCTTCTTCGATCTGTTCCAGTGCGTACAGATCAAACCGCAGATCATATTTGGTTCCCTTTACGATAATGCTTGCCATATCCCTTTTCTCCTTTCAACACAAAAACCCGGAGGCGGAGGAATGCCCTCCGCCCCCGAAGCTGTCATCAGGTCACTCCGCCCTTGGACTTAACCCAGGCAACGACCGTGGACTCGGTCGTGCTGCGGAGGTGGCTGTAGTAAATCAGGTCCCCGCCGGTGGTCAGCGTAACGCCCATCGCGTCGCCGCTCAGGCTCTCCGTCTGGAAGTCGATCTGCTCGCCCTTGGTGGTCGTGCTGTCGCTGTCCTTGGAGAACTGGACCTTGTAGATCCAGAAGCCGTGGTACGTGATCGCGCCCTTGAAGCGTTCCTTCCGGTGGAAGCCGACGCCGACAAACGGCGCGTCATCGGAAGTCACGTTCAGCTCGTTCCCGGTGCCGGCCTTGTAGCCCAGCAGCGTCTTCTCGATGTCGTCGGTCAGGTTGCTCAGCTCCAGGCCGATGGAGACGCCGGTCATCTCGTTCACCGCGTCGATCTGGTGATCGTCCGCGTGGAACTTCTGGTTGCTGCGCTCCTCGGTGATGTCAGCGCGGATCATGTAGTCGTCCAGCGCGACGCCGGTGCCATAGGTCACAGCGCTCTCTTCGCCGCCGGTGGAATACGGGGCATACACCAGCCCCTTGATGCCGATTTTCGCCATAGTCTTTTCACCTCATTATTTCGTTCTTGATGCGCTCCGCCTCGGCTTCCATCGCCGCGTGGACCGCGTCTTCCAATTGCTTCTTTTTACCTGTCAGAAACTTGTCGCCGGTTTTCGCCGTTTTCTGCCCTTTGGCGCCGTAGTTGATCACATACCCGATCACCGTCAGGCTCTGGCCGCGTTTGTCGTACCCGCTGGGATAAACATACTGCCACGCGCTGCCGAGGTCCTCATGGACCGGCCCCGCGCTGATGCCTTCCTTCAGCTCTCCGGTAATCACGTGCCCGGCGGCCACCGTGCGCTCCTGCTCGATTTTCACAGCCTCCGCGCTGCCAGCCTCCAGGATCCGCCGGATGTTCTCCCGGCGTCCGAGGGCATCCAGGCGTTCACCGAAGTCGTCGACGTCGTACTGGATCTTCGCCATCAGGCCCCACCGCCCGCCGGCGCCGGTTCCTCCCGGGTCGGTCCTCCGTACAGACTGACCGTCCATACCCACTGGACCTTCCCGGCCTCGTAGTCGAAGTCGCGGCTGATCGTGTGTGTCAGGTCAACCTTTCCCTCGCTCTCCAGCGCTTCCAGTTTCGCTTCCACATTGTTGCCGATCGTGTCGTCGTCCCCGGCGATATAGGCCGTAATCCGCACACGCCAGATCGTGTCGATCAGGTGGCCGTCCGCCCACAGCTGGGTCACTTCACCCAGGGATTCCACAACGCCGTAATTGTCCGGCGCTTTGTTCACCCAGGCATCCCGGACGAACTCGATGCTTTCGAGCGTGTTTAGTTTGGTAACCAGTTCGTCGATCACGTCAACTGTTACCGTCTGCGGCGTTGTCGTCTTCTGTAGTTTCGTCCGTGCCATTCTCATCGCTCCTTTCTGCCGTGATCTCAATCCCGCCGTCGTTCGTCAGGTAAGTCCGAACGATGTGGAATTTCTTTCCCCCGTACCGGAGGAAGTGTTCGCCCTGGTAGTCCGCGTCCAGCGCCAGTTTGAAAACCAGCTCCGGCTGCACGCCCGCGTTCAGCGCGGTGTAATACTCGCTGCGGGTCACGCTCCGGATCTCCGCCGGGATCTCCCTGACCGTCTCCGTGATTGCTTCATGGACGCCGTGGGCGCTTCTGGTTTCGGACACAAGCCCGATCACATCAGCCCTCACCATCGCCGTCAGCCTCCTCCGGATCCTCGCTTTCAGATTCTTCCGGCTGCTCATCGCTGCCGTAATCTGTGTAGCTGTTCGCGTGCATCAGGGTCACTTTCTGCGCGTTGTAGGCTTCCCTCAGCCGGTCGTAATCGTCCGGACTGCCGAAGTGCATCCTGCAATAGGTGAAGATCGCCCGCTGGCAGAGCGCGTCCGTCAGGGTGCTGCTGTCAACGATGCCCTGGTTGGTCATCGAAAAAGCAACCGTCCCGGGAAGGATCACGCCGGCTGCCGTCAGGTCTTTCGCTGCGGCGTCCATCAGGGAACACAGTTCTCCGTCATACACCGTCGCCGTGATCCGCATCGCCAGCTTGCACTCTTTCAGCATCGGTCTCACCTCGTTTGTAAGTTTTCATGTACTCCTGGTATTCCGTTTCCCCGAACAGGTGGATCGCCGGCGCGTTCGTATCCATCCAGATGTCGAACCCGAGGCACGCGGCCCTCACGCAGAAGAACCGGTCTTCCCCGGCCAGTGCCTTCCGGATATTCGGGATCCGGGCGTATCCGACGCCTGCCTCGAATACCCGGCGCTTTGCCAGGACGATTCCGCCGGTTCCGCCGACCTTGTACAGCCCGGGCCTCTGCCATACGGGCCACATGTTGTCGACGTCCCCGTCGTCATACATCCAGGCGTTGCACCACAGGCCCTGGGGGCCCTTGCTCCACTGGATCTCGCTCACGATGTCCTTGTCGGCGCCGATCAGGTATTCCAGCGTGTGCCTGTTCAGGATTTCGTCCGTGTCCACGCTGAACCAGTAGTCATACCCATGTTTCAGCGCGTACAAAATTGTCATGTTCCGCATATTGCACATCTTCAGAATCACGCTGCCCGGCCAGTCGTGGGGCTCTTTTTGCTCAGCTCCTGGCGCGGAGTCATACGTGATATAAGCAGCTTTGCGAATATGCGGGATCACCTCCGGGCAATCGTTCACAACAAAAAACCGGTCGGTGCTGAAACCTTCCGGGATGATCAGATTGTCCAGGGCGTCCTGGTACTCGTTAAAGATTTTCGGTTCCTGCTTCAGCGGCGCGGTGATCAGGATTCGTTTCACAGCTTTCCACCCGCCTGCAAATAGCTCTTGAATGTTTCACCCGTCACGATGGTCGATGCCACGTGCCCGACCTGGATCCGCGGATCGCAGTGGATCTTGTATCCACATCCGCGGGCCCTCAGGCAGAAACTCAGGTCCTCGCCATATCCTGGCATCGGGGAAAACAATTCATGGTATTTGTCCAGGACAGTCTTCAGCACTTCCGTCCGCATCAGGACGCAGCCGAACCCGCAGCCCTCGACATCAAAGATCTCATTGTCCGGGTATTCGATGGCGACTTCACTGACGCTGTCATCCTCTCCCAGGCCCATCTTCAGCGTTTTCCAGATCACCGGCATAAACGGCGGCCTGCGCATGTGATATACGCCTGTCAGGATGTCCCGGCCTTTCATTTCGTTCATCATATCCACCAGCAGGCTGCTGGGGAACATGATGTCGCTGTCCAGCCACAGCGCAAAGTCCGTTCCCTCGGAAACGGCGAGCCGCCCGAGGTCGTTCCGCGCTTTGTAAACCAGGCTGCACTTGTGGAAAGAGTGGACAACGCTGCCAACCGGCTGCATATCCACAAGGCTCTGGCAGAACTCAGTCTGCACAGTCTCCATGCAGGGAACCAGCACAATCGTTTTCATGTTTTCTCCCTTTCTTTCCCTTTTTGTAAAAAGTGCCTGAGCGGGGGAAAGGGATAAACCCCGCTCAGGCTATCCTCAGGCCGTCGCCGTTGGACCGGATCAGGAAGCCGTGCTGACCAGGCGGACGATCGCGTCATCCTTCGCGGGCTTGCTGTCGAACACAGCGATGCCGCGGTACATGATCGCGTTGCTGGTGAAGCCGGCGCTCTCATCGGCATCCACATGGATGTCTTCCGCCAGGTTGCCGACCACGTCGGTCCACTTGCCCAGGTACAGGGCGGAGTCGGTCGTGGTGACATAATCGTCCACAACCACCGGGTAGCCCATCAGGCGCCCGCCGACGCCGGTGATGGTGTCGGGCACGAAGATCGGATTGCCGACGGAGTCGACGATCTGCGCGATGGTGCCGTACAGGGTCTTCTTGTTCACCAGGAACTTGGCTTCCGCGTCATAGGCCGCCGGCAGCAGGGCGATCAGGTCGCAGATGTCGCCGTAGGTGTAGCCTTCGGTGTTCAGGATCTGGTTGGTGCCGGTGCTGAAGGTCAGGGCCGCCACGCCGTTGGTGGAGTCGTTCAGGATATAGTTGTCGATCGCGCGGGCGATGTCGCCGGCGAGCATTTCAACCAGCCAGCCCTCGAAAGCGTCGATGCTCATCAGGGCCGCGGTCCGGCTGATCTGGATGACCTTCATGAACTCGAAGCCGCCCAGGTTGACCTTCACGGTCGTGTCATGTACCGGGTTCATCGCGCTGTTCTCGGTGTGGATGGAGCTCACGGGGTTCCGGACGCCCTCAGAGATGAACTGCAGGTTGCCGGCAACGCGGAGCAGGGTGATCTCGCTCAGCATCGGGGCCAGCTTCTTCATCTTCTCGAAGAACTTGTCGGAGATGATCGTGGGCACGGCGTTGGTCGCCTTGTTGTTGCCGGAGGTCGTGGTGGCCCAGTTCCGGGTCTCTTCCTCGTTCATGGTTCCCTGCAGGTTCTTCAGCCACAGGTCGCGGTATTCTTTGCTGTTGATTTCCATCGGTTTGTCCTCTCTTTCATCAATAATCGGTTCGCCATTCAGCTGGGCCAGCTCTTTCGACCGCTGCTCTTCTTCGGCAGCTGCGGCCTTGCGGTTTTCCAGTTCCGCCCGGATCGCTTCGATTTCGTCCGCCCGCTCTTCGATCTCTTCCGTGGTCATCGCGTCACGCGTCTCCACGGGGATCTCCGCAGACAGCTCTTCGAGCCGTTCCAGCAGTTCATCCGCACTCTTGTTGGTCAGATCAAACTTCATGATCTCTGACCTCCTTTGTCAGTTTTTCCAGCCTCGCCAGGGCCGCCGTCCGGCGTTCCTGCTCAGCTTCCGCGGCGCGATCCT